CCGTTTCTGCTTTAAAAAAGAGTAAGCAGATACTAAGTGTTACCGGATGTGAAGCCGGTAAAGCGCGTTCTCTTACGAGAACAGCGTCCAACCTACCTTGAAGCCGAGCACGGGATCTCGGGGGACTAAGTCCCCATTGATGTCTCGGGCCTCGTTCCTGACGAGAGGGAAGAGAACGGTCCTCACGGACCTTTCTCCTCCACGATCGCCGCTGGATACACGAGGTATTTGTTCAGCAAGGTAAAGCGCAGCGGAAAGTTGGATCTCATACGCAAAACCCTCCCATCTTACTCGCGTTTGAGGGACGGGTCTGTAGCATTTGATCCATCTTCTACTGCTTCGCCAGCGGGTTTGCCATCGTGATTCTTCATCACAGATGACGAGGTCGCCGAGCTCTTGGGGTCCACGGCAGCGCCGGATAGCTTCTGGAACATTGTCCAGAATGCGAAACCAAGCACGCCGCAAACGATCCCAACGGCCAGCAGACGCAGAGTTGTCACCAACCATGCGTCTAAGTCCGTTAGCAAGCGCGATCCAGTGTTGCGGTTCATAAGGAATCTCCTCGAGATAATGTGCGCGAACGCTCACACCTCGATAAAAGTCTCCACCGCAACTCTCCCGAAACGGTCCCTGTATGTAAGTCTTTCTCTTATTAGGAGTAAAACCACAGAAAGCAAGAACCGCTAACACATCCGCGGCATAGGGCGTAGGGACGATTATATCGTCCCCATAGACCATTACGCCTGAGTCAGAGTCAAAACCCCAGGGCGATCGGCATGCTTCAGCCGACAGGGCCCAAAAGATTAAGGTCTCGAGTTCGAATGTGAAACCGTTTCCCATGCTGGAGAATTTCTCCAGGTGGTACCAACGCCCCTTCACCAGAGTCGCATGACTGCGAAGCTGATTCAGAGCTCGGTACCAATCTTCAGGTAGCAAAAGTTTGACGAGACTCTTGCACACGGTATCGCTGGCAGAAGAGAGGTCGATCGTTGCAAAACGTTCGTCCAAAGACGATTTGCAAGCAACCAGCTTGTGGGCGTCTTGACCGTGCTGGAGGTCAATACCAGCACGACGAAGAAGTCTCCTTCTCAGGAAGGCCGAAAGGCCCAACTGGTAGAAGACATTTAAAGACGGCTCCTTCGCGCAAGCGCGGCGGGCCGTAGACTTCTTCGGTACTGTGAAGAACGAGTTACCTCGGATCACAGAAACGACCGCTCTTCCAATCTTTCCAAGGGCTCGCGCCCAGGCTGTCTCATCCCAAAGAGACAGAATATCACTATTGAAAGATTGCGTCAGGGTTGGCACTGATGACAGTTTATCAGGTGCTGTGCAGCATCTGGAACTGTCGCTCATGGTGGCTCCGGGCCCAAACCTCCCGCTGATTAAGTCGGGGGACGGGCAACGGCCAACAACGAATCGTATTCTTTTTTTCACTCTCTCGAAAAAGTCGAAGAGAGGTTCTGGGTAGTCCGCGCTAGCGCGACCCCAGAAAAGAGGTTCGAGTCGTATGTTAGTCCTATGACATTGCTTTTCGTTCTCAAAGAAGAGAGCGATCGCGTCTCGTTCGAGCCTTTCGGGCGTGTACGAGACGGGAAGACCCCTGCACTTGCTAAAGAGGCTTGTGGCCACATTAGCACGCCAGAAATCGTCCGCGTTGACATAGTTAGCTGGTTCAACTTGCAATTCAACAAGCTGATCCCACTCGTTGTGCCTCATCAGTATTGCTACTGAGAGGGAACGAGCGCATGAGAGGCCTTCCATAAGGCTGAGGCCTACTTCCATCACCTCCGGTGTAAGGAAGCCCATAGGTATACCTGCCCGAGCTGACCGTTAGGTCGGGGCAAAGCCCACCTGATCGGACGTCACAATCAGTGACGAATCGTTCAGATTGGCAAACTGTGCGACCGCCTCGTCAACAATGGCACTGGGGCAGCCCTTCGGCGCCACAATGTCACGGTTGACTTGGATGTAGTCCTTCACAGTGGTAATACCAAGGTTCGCGTCTGTCACGGACCACGGATAGCGGAACGTGAGGCGAGTTCGTCGAAACGAACTACCCTGCCCGACATCTTGCGATGTCATGCGCAGTTCAGGACGCGTATTGGCGCTCGTGCCAGCTGCAGTAGCCCGCCAAATTGCGGGCACTGAATCACCGGCGGATGGAGTGCATTTGTCGTAAACGACATCTGTACTACCATTCGCTGCCTTGACGGTGATGTTTGCCATATCAGGCATAACAGACTCCTTAAAGGATACGTATTTTCCGCCAGCTGGGGTCCGGCTCGAGCTTACGTGGTTGCATAACCGAAAGGTTTTGCACCACGAGGCTCGCTGCCGTTGCCCCGCGCCATGCGGAAAGATGCCACGGTTTTTTAACGGTTAAGTCAACGCTCGGGAGAACGCCAACTTTTCGTTCCAGACGTATCCGAACCTGGTCACCCTCTCCCAGATGGGAGTTGGGTTCCCAGATCCATCGCGCTGTATTTTTGCTACCTTCTGTGTAATACGGGTTTGTGACCGAAAGGCCCGCATACTCAGTGAACTGCGACAGAAACTGTTCGACGTTCACGAACCACCCTAGTACAAATGACCAGGGTATTAGCTCGAAGGCAACAATCGCCGGGTTTAACAGACCCAGGCTGTTAGCAAGATACAAGTTCGGATTGCTAACGGACACATACGCACCAACAGTACACTGAACATGGCCTACGTAGTAGTAGGCAAAGCCGATGTAATTACCCCTGATGGAGTAAGGGACCCTCGCAAACCCCTTTACCGCTTCTAGCGGAAAAGGTCTTTGAAGGATGTCTGCAGATTTGTAGATGTCACTAACAAGAGGTCGCCAACCGAAGGAAAGTTCGATGAAGTTATCCGCCGCTGCTTTCGCATTGGCTTTAATCTTCCCGAGCTTTCTCTTCGTGCGATAGTCTTGGCTTCCGAAAACGCCAAGTTCCTTCGCGGCTAAGTCGACTCTCCCC